CAACACCAATAGAAACTCCAGCAAACCAAAGAATGCCCGTAGTGACTGCTTTAGGTCTTAAGTTAATTTCTTTTCCTCCTCATCTTTTGGCTTCGAAACTGTTACTGGTGGTGCTTTTTGTTGTCCACCATTTCCATTACCATTAGACTTTGATGGAGTCACACCAAAAGTCGCCAAAGTTCCCGTAAAAACTGAGGCGATAAAAGTAGGATCAATTTTTTGTTGCGGAATACCTGGAATTGATACGTAATTCAAAGTTAATATTGCACCTGTCCATCCAAGAACCACTAGTCTTACTAAACTAGAAATCCCTTCTTCGTGCCAATTAAACTCATGATCATCATGCTCTGCTTTCTTCTTTTTTGGAAGCATTGATCTAAGAAATTTGGTCATGAATATTTATGGATTAAGAACATCAACTGTTAAATTTGTACTGACAATTTTATTGTATTGCTTACAAAGTTCTTCACTTGATTCATGTTCCCATTTATGGTAGACAGTCTTAAGTTGTTTTGTATAATCAGAACCATCATGACTTCTCATTTCATTAGCAACAATGGTTTTGATTAATACATCTCTTGTTAAGTTAGTCATTCTAGATTACTTGTATCCAACAAAGAGTTCCCAAATATAACATGAAGAGAAATCTCACGGAACTCTTCTTGGCTGGTCTTCCTGTGTAGGATTTTATTATTTAGCAATAAATCCTTGTTCCTCTAACCACTCACGGGTCAATGGTGTTGGTTCATAAACTTCCCACATAGGTGTGTCTGAAGCACAAACACGAAGAGCTTCCATTGTCATCTTTTCTGTATGTCCTGCCCAAAATGCTTCCTTCTCCCAAGGCCATACTGCTTCAGGATAAGTATCTTCTACAACATTCACCCAATACTTTGGAACTTTATTTTCTGGATTGATAAGAGCAATGATACTATTATCAATACTTCCTCCCATACAATCTTGTGCTGCGTGATAACCTTCATGTCTCATCACTGCCATCAAAGCACTAGGGCGACTCATAAATGTTTTGTTGAGGAAAAACCTATTATGCTCTGTATGATATAGTCCTCTAGCACCAACAGGAAAATACTTTTCATCTGCTAGAAACACGTCAATTCCGATCTGATTGAGATAAGTGAGCATGGAGTTGAACTCGTGAGCAACATGAGTATAACGCTCAGGATTATCATACTCGCTAGATACATCAAGTAAACTGAAGACTTGTTTGACATCCTCGATACACTCCCTAAGAATCATACACCCAGTGGCATCGGGAGTATAAAACTTAACTTCTGGGTCGGAAGTTTTGCTACTCACATTTCCACCAGTCAGACCACCACCTTGGGCGAGTTCTGGATTCTTGTTAGCAAGGGCAGGAGCAGCAAGTGATGCTGCAGCAAGCAGACTAATAAAAAGTTTTTTCATGCGTAATAAGCCTCATAATATTTTACGATACCATTAGTATTTACATTACCTTGTGATACCCATTCGTTTGCACATTCGTAAATAGATTTTGTTGAATGTTTTGATTCTCCTTGACTATTAAGTTCTGCAAAATTAATAAAGAGAACTGATAGTGATTGTTGCCTTACTCTCATTTGAGTGTCTGTAAATTTATACTCCTCAGAAATCCAGTCTTGTTCAGTCATCGATACTGCCCCATACCAGTGCCAGAGTTCCAACCCTTTTGGAAGTTCTCAGAACCACCCATAGATTGCTTTGTTTCATCTACAGTGTTCCAATTACTGGTCGCAATCTCATACATTTTTTGATGAATATCTTCAGACTCCACAGAATGAGTTTCTTGATACTCTTGCTGTTTAATTAAAGTTTCTTGCTCCATGTAATCTCGATTAACATCAGAAATAGGAGCAGGACCAAACCAAGGGTCATCTTCAAGAACTTTAGGTGCAGGGACACCAACATAGTTTTCTGCATGTCCCAACCATCCATAACCTTGTGTGAAATGACCGGGACCACACTCATGAATAGGTGCTTCCAAACTTTCACAATTAACAATTTGATCGTCAACTGCACACTCAAGTTCTTTTTCGGAAGTCACTGTCTTCACGGCAGACTGAATCATAGATGCAAATCGTTTAATCATGCTAGTACCAGTTTCTTAGTGTAATTGTAGGCATACTGCTCTCGGTATCCCTTAATGCCCCATCCTAACCAATAATATGCAGGAACCATGTATTGGGAAACAGTTCCTCCATTGCCTTCAAACTCAGGCAGATACCGTTGGAAGACACTTTCATTAATCATGTATCGTGTCTGTCCTTCCAGACTGCTAGGGTCGCAGTCATACTTATCACAGAATTTACCAAGGTTATTGTATCGTCCTAGACTGGTCCACTGAATAAGGCCATACCCACCCCGAGTGCAATCCCTGTAAGAAACTCTAGCCCCTCCCTCGCATACGTTGGGAATGAAGTTGCTTTCAGATTTAATGTTTCCCATGATCGTTGCAAGTGCATTGCGATCTGTGATTTGGGTGTGTTCTTGGAGTTGTGCGAGGACATATTGTTCGTTAGGAGTGCAGTCCTCACACTTCCAAGTAGGTTCATAGGGAATAACAGGAATCTCTACTGGAGGAGGTGGTGTGACCATAGTAGATGCACAAGCAGAACTTGTTACTCCCATCATTAGAAGTGTTAGGATTCGTTTGAGCATAAAAAATGGGAGACCATTGAGTCTCCCCATAATAGGGTATTTTATCTAGGTTGTCAAGGGGTAGGGACGGCAACAGGAACCATCATTCCACCTTGGTGGTCATCGTCATCATCAACATCATCTGTTAGAGCACTACCAAAAATGAATGCTCCTACCAGGATAGTTGCTAATAACAACATCACCAAATACCTGGAATGATTTGTCCTGTTGTTGCGTAAGATCCCATAGCAGCCATGATGCCGATCATTGCTGCCCAACCATTAATACGTTCTGCTCTTTCGTTCATTGTTTTTCCTCTAGTGTTTTGTTAGTGATGATGATCTTTTGACCATCGTGAGTAAATTGTAGCACATCGTCTGGGTGCCACAGTAGCTCTTCATACAGATCATCTAATTTCTGCATGTCGATATAAAGTTGGTCTGGATTAGGCATACTCGTCAAATAACTTTCTAATGTTTTGAGTGATTTGCATTCCTCCAACTTTCTCTTCGAGTTTGATACCATCAGCATCAGTGATGATGAGAACAGGAGTTGCTGTTACACCATACTTAGAAGCAAGGTCAAGGTTCTCCTGAGGAATTGGAGTGTCGCTAAAATCTTCAAGGTCTACTTTCTCTAAAAGAGAAGTGCGTTCATCCTTGATAGAATTCATGTATTTATCGACAAGAGCGCAAGGTCCGCATGACTTTTTAGAAAAAAGATAAAATTTATTCATGAGAGTTCAAGAAAAAATTTAGTGTTATCTCCACGGGTATTTTCGTAGATAGAACTGTCGCCATAGGTTTTATGGTCTTTGTATCCTACCATACGACCCTTCGTATTTTGAAGAGCAGGCATAAATGCAATAAGGAAGAATACTGCAGGTGCTCCAATCAAAAGAGCTCCACCAATAACATAATAAGTAAGAAGTTCAATCATTTTTTACAGATTCATAAGGATGACGTGGATTAAATTCTTCCATAGGTTGAGATTTACTCAAGTCCCTACGGGATTGGTTTTTAATAATGATGAAAGCATCTTTGTTGTATTTACGAGTACCAATCGGTGATTGCCATTTCTTGTTATACACTTCACCAACATCAATACCAGAAACTTGGGTGCCACCAATTTCTACATCAATTTCATCACCAGGTTCCCAACCAAGTTGCGACAGTGCTTTAAAAATATCACCAGTCCATTCAGGAACTGTCATCACTGTTTCAGTAACCCAATTGCGGTCACTCATAATGTCTTCATCTGGTTCAAGATTTCCGTGCATCAGTAGAGATTTTCCTCTTGCTCAGTTTCAATTGTAACGTCTGATGTAGGATATGCAACACATGTGAGAACAAATCCTGCATCAATTTGGTCATCATCAAGGAAAGATTGATCAGATTGGTCTACCGTACCAGAGACAATTTTACCAGCACATGAAGAACATGCACCAGCACGACACGAATAGTTCAAGTCAATTCCTGCTTCATCTGCAGCATCAAGAATATACTGGTCATCTTGACAAGTGATAGTATTTTCAGTGCCGTCAGGTGAACGGAGTGTAACATTAAAAGTCATCAGTAAGTTTCAGATAATTGTTCAATAGAATAACCTAAAAGACAGAAGAATGCAACTGCTGTTAGGGTAAAGATAATTTCGGTCATCAAACAATGCCGAAAAACAGTTTACCAGTAATTGCGTAAGAAAGCAAGGCAGCAACAAAACCCATCATCGCAGTGCGACCATTGAGTTTTTCTGCACGTTCTGCATAGGTCTCATAACCATAACGCTCAGCGTCTGTTTGAGAGACATACATTTGTGGTTCACGGGCGAACAAATTTTGCTGACCACGCTCATTAGTTGTTACAGTCATTTTACAAATTGTTGTAAATCTTTACATAGTATATAGCAAAAGAGGAGGTGTGTCAAGACCTCCTGTGTATAAATTACTACTGATTAGAAAAACTCCTACACATATCAGGGTTTTTCTTACAAAACTGACGAACATATCCATCAGTATCAATGTCCATTTTGTGATGAGCATGGTTATGCATCATCCCAATTACAATCAATAAACCTACCATAAGACCATTGATTTGAGTCAATGGATGTGTTAGTGCTTTCAGATAACGCATAAAAAAAGGAGACCCGAAGGTCTCCATATTCTACCACAGATATGATCAGAAGTCGTACTTCAGACCGACCTTAGCGCCGTATCCACGGTCGATGTCGTCATCGCCTGAACCAACGAAGGAGACCTCACCATAGGCACCCAGTGCATCGGTGACTGCGAAACCAAGACCTGCCTTACCAGAAGGAACAGTGTCGTTATCACCACCGTCAGGAGTCACGACAGTAGCACCACCTTGGACGTAGTAGGAACCACGCTCACCCAGAGCACCTTCGTAGCCAACGTGCAGGTCAGTAGCAGCACCGTTGTAGTCCGAACCAGTCCAACCAGCATTGGTTTCGACGTTCACGTAGGGACCTGCAAGGGCAGCACCAGCGGACATGGAGAGAGCAGCAGATGCTGCGAATACAGATTTGATCATTTGTTAAACCTCGTAATTTTACTTGTGGAATTTCACCCACAGATGAAGGGGGATTCGACGTTTCCCCGCGTGTGTATTATAACATAAACCTGACGCAAGTAATTGAGGCGGTTAGTTTTGTTACAGTTCGTGAAGCAGTTGCCTCCCGAACACTTATTTATAATAGTACGATCTTATACAGTTGTCAAGTGTCTTGTTGAGATGAAGATTCAGATACTCTACCTAAGTAAGGATTAAACTCCGTTAATTGTTCTACGGTAAGTTGGAATCCTTGATTCTTCCAGAAATTAGAGATGCCTTCGTAACTTCTCTTATGAAAAAGATCTACATGATCTGGGTGAATGGTTGATCCTAAATCTGTTTTATATAGAAGCAAAGGTGCAGAATAAGTACAACCCGAATTATAAATCAAATCATCAGCAACAGCTCTTGGTTTGATTCCATTATCAAGTTTATACTTATCACCACGAATATGATTACGAATCAATTTTTCAGCATGGTGTCTGGTAATTACATAACATGCGGTAGAAAAATCATTTACAAACCTACTATGAATAGGCACAACAATATCACCAGTCTGAATAATAGAAATCTGAATTACATCCCATGCATAAGGAACTCTGGCAATGTAATCACTCCAAGTAAAGTTCCAACACGAAACAGTTTCCAAACTACAATCATCTTCCATCATAATTGCATAAGGACTATCAGAGGTCTCATACCAGTGCTTGATTGCCTTTAGATGAGACGTTACACATCCAACCTCACCAGAAGTCATTCCCTCAGGATAACGACCCTTCAGAATGTCTCCTAGGTCGTCCTCACGTCCATCGTATGCAGAGATGCGAGTATAGTTCTCAATCTCCCAATACTTAAATTGATCCTCCATATAATCCTTTCTTTCTGGTTGCCCATCAAGATTCAGATAATATATTGGACCAAAGTTTTTGAGTTTATATGCTGCTTTGTTTCTATCCATTAGATAACTGTCCAATCCTCACAATACAAATCTTTAGTGTCTTTATCGGCATAATCAGAACCAAACCACATACTTGGTGCAACGACTTTTTTATTTGGATTTTCAATCAACCAGGCACCCCACCAAGACATAGAACTATTTGCAATAATAGCATGATCACACAAAGACATCAAACACATATCAAGATAAGGTACTAATGCACCATCTCCATACTTATCATCAGGTTCTGAGAACATGAATCTACCACCTTTAAAGATTTCTTGCTCCTTACACCATTCAATAGAATCCGAAAACACAAGAACTGGAAGATCTTCAGGAAACTCTGCAAGTGCTTTTTCGTAATACTCAAGAGGTTGAACTGGATGAGTGCTCTGAAGATTTGTATATGCCCACTTAAATCCTCTCTTATCAGCAAGGTTAGGGTCTCCACGACGAACATGAAGGAAAATAACTTCTCCTTTTATTTGACTACGAAATCCTTTACAAGGTTCTAACCAGTTTTCTTTGAATGTGAAATCTTTACGAAGGTCTTCTTCAATATGCTTGAAGTATTTTTCTGATTGAAAAAATCCTACAAGTGAAGTTTTATCCTGACACTTATTGAAGAGATTTTCATCAAAATGAAAATGATTTTCCCGAGACCCAAGTTTTGTATCAAGATACCCGATATTCTTATTTGTTGTTAGTTCAAATGCTTCCAATAATCCATAATTATCAATCTGGTCTAACATTCCATCTGGGGGAATAGTATATTCAAACCCACGATTTGCAGCAATGCCTTTCAATGCTGCGTATTGGAACATTTGATTACCAAATCTCCCCATTGTTCCAATATGATTAAATCCAATCATCTTTCATAGCCTCAAATACTTTTGCAATCCCTTTATCTATACCAGTCTTAGGCAACCACCATCCAGCGATATATGTGTCTGCCTCATTCCTCTTATCCATCTGCACACTATCTTTAGCAAGTCCTGGTTTAATTTTAACTTGCTTACCAATCATCTGAAACTGTCCTTGAATAATAGAAGCAACTTCTCTAATAGTTGATGAACGAAAAGAAGTGATGTGAAGAGGGTCTTCTGGTTTGAAGTCAGTGTAGTTTTCCATCACAGTTTCAAGTGCTTCACAGCAGTCTTCTGCATACAGGAACTGCCTCTCTTCTGTACCGTCAGTCAACATCTCAAACTCACCTTCCTCAAATCCTCTACGAATGAAGTCAGTGATGACATGTGATTTCTCATAATCTTTCTCAATACCATACACATTCCAGAACTTAACAGTCAATCCTTTGAGCGCCGTTGTATATAATTCCCCAAGTTTCTTACAGGCACCATAAGGAGAATAACTCATATTACTCATCTGTGATGATGCAAAGACAAACCTTTTATTATACTTCTCCAAAAGACCAAAGACATTTGCCATCAGTCTGGTGTTGTTATTGATGAAGTCAAAGGTGTGTTGATACTTTTTGAGGTATCGTGATCCACCAACATCAAATGCAAGAAAGAATATAAAGTCTGCATTCTTAATAGCACGATCAAGATTATGGTTAGGAATCTGTGTCAGATCTTCTCCGTGATGTCGAGCAACATCAAACTCAGTTACCTCATGATTTTTACCACGAAGATACTCAGTAAGATATGCACCAATCTGACCACTAGATCCTAGAATTGTAATTTTCATTTTTGTTTTTCCCACTCAAATCTTACAAAATCAGTTGACCAATTACCAGTATGTTTTTTTTCCTCATGCAATCTATAATTATGAGAATTATCTCTGTTGATATCTGCTTCACCCTCAGGACAGTAATCCAAATACAAATCACTATATGTAATCACATGGAGTTTTCCAATAGATCTATACCAAAAACTAGGATCAGTCCATCCATAATTTCCAACTAAGTCTTCTTCACAACCACCAACATTCCAATAGTCTTCCACTCTCAAAAGACATACAGCTGGGTGTGGTTGTCCGTTCTTAGGATGTCTAGGGTCAGCAACTCGTCTGTTAAATTTAAATGCTTCACCTTTCCTTATTGTTCCTGCTAATCGTAACATATTGGTAGCAAGTTCTTCAGATATAAAAGTATCCATATCCAAGATAACCATCCACTCAGTCTTACATTCTTTGGCAGAGAGATTTCTTACTCCTGCAATATTACAATATAGATCTTCCTTAACACGATAGATAGATAGATCCATATCAGACATATCAACATTTTTCAATGTTTCCATTGCCTGCACTTTACTACAATCATCTACGATGCAGAATGAAAACTGATCCCTAATCTCTTTAGACCAAGACCTCCAACTTTCAACCTGATCTACAAGAACTTTATGTTGATTATAAAATGATAGGTTAATTGTGATTTTTTTCATTTTCATTTAACTTGCGAATTTCAGATTTTACATAAATCATATCATCTTGAAGACTTTCTATTAATTCCTTATGTGACTTAATCCAATCGATAATAAAATAAGATTCTCTAGTTTCATCATCTTTAACTTTAATATAATAGTCTTCTTTATTATGTTGAAGAGGATCTTCTTTCCATGGATAAAGAATATACTCTAGCTCTGCGACAAGTCTCCATGCCTCCAATCTAAATTTTGATAATACTTTATGGACATAATTAATAATCATTTCTACAATAATTTTTTCATTTCTTCATTAGTCATAGTTTCTGCAGATAGTGAAGAATATTCTTTATCTAGTTTTTTGCCATTAACTATTTGATTATACAATAAAATAAACTTTCCGTCCAGTTTTGTAAATTTTAATTCATTCTCAGATATTAAAATTTCATTTAACTTTTCTCCGGGCCTTTTACCAATTATTTCCACTTCCAAAGGACTGATAAGTTTTGCAAGAGAATATAGATTTACATTTTTCATTAAAGTAGATAATATAAAAAATTTATTCTCACCATCATTAACATAATCAATACATTTATGAATTAGTTCTGCAGAATCTTCTTTTGAAAACATCAACCTATTCATTTTAATGTCAGTCAATTTAAGTGAATTTCCTTTTTCACTCTCAGATAACCAATATGGAATTACAGATCCATTACTCTTAGCAACGTTAGCAAATCTAGTACATACAAATTTTGTTTCCGTAGAATGATATTTGCTAAAAATTTGTTCCATTAATTTTTTAGTGTATCCATATGTCGAATCTGGATTACATGCTTTATCAGTACTAATAGATATTGTTAGGGGAACTTTTGCTCTTAGACTTGCATCAGCAACATTTATAGATCCATTCACATTTACTTTAACAGCAGTCAATGGGTTTTCTTCAGCAAGATTGATATGCTTCATTGCAGCAGAATGTATGACAATATCTGGTTTTATTTTTTCAAACAAACTAATAAGATAGTCCCTATCACAAATGCTTCCAACATAGCAATTTACTTTTGGAAATTCATGTTTCAATTCATCAATTAACTTTTCATTTCTACTAATACTATAAAAATCATATTGACTATAATATTTTTGAATAAAAGCTTTACCAATTGTTCCTGTTGCGCCAGTAATAAAAACTCGTTTCATTTTATTTAAAATAATTAATGGAAGATGAAAGACAACTATCAGGAGATACTTTTTTCCCAAACTTAGAATTACAACCTTTCCACTGCTTTAAGATAGTAGTATTGTGCCAGCATGTTTCCCACACAAGAGGAAGTTTTATACCCTCATTAAAATATCCAGAATGAATTCCTATAATATTTGTAGGGTCTAAATCATACAGTGGAAGTGGAAATGTTTTTATATTATTTAACTTATAAAGTAAAGATAATATTGATTGATCGTATTTATGAGTAATAAATTCATTAAGATTTTTAGATTGCGATGATGAATCATCAAATAATCTAGTAATAGAACTAATTTCCCACCATTGCTTAAAAAAGTTTACAGAAAAATTACTTTTTTTAGCAAGAAAAAATCCACTGTAAGCCTGATTAGTATCCCAATATTTAGAATTTTTTATGTTTAAGTGGTCGTAAAGATCTTTTTTACAAAAAAGTTTTTCCAACCAAAAATCATTATGAAATCCAACAATACCTTTTTCGGAATTATTACATAAATTGAAAAGATTTTCAATTCCATCTTCTCTAATATCAACAATGTCACTATCAATCCACAATATTATATCACCATCTTGTGAATCATTCAAAGTTTTATATACAAAATAAACCTTTGCCAGCATATTAAAATGTTTTTGAGAGTTAAACACTGACAGATTATCTCCATATACTTTCTCTGGTATATCGGACATATCAAATACTTTAACTTCATCTATAATAGAATATTGCTCGACTCTCCCAGAAAATTTCTTCATATTAGAAATTCTCTGAGGATGTCTATCAGCAAAACTTATTATCTTATATCTACCTTCTTTGTTAGAAGGTCTCATTTCATTACCACCATCAATAATCTTCTGAAAATTATCAGGATTTCTATAGTAAAAATTAGTGGTTACTTCACAGAAAGGTTGAAGGTACTCTCTAATCATGTGCAAATCCAAAATACTCAATGTCTTTTTTAAATCTACGAGATACTAGTTCATTTTGTTCTTTAGAAAGATTCGTTTTTTTATAATTTGTAGGATTCAAATGAGGCCAATTAATTTTTTTATTTAATTTTTTTTCAAGAATATTAAAAGTATCACCTAAAGATTCAAAGTGCCCAATGTGAGATAACCACTCTTTTTCATCTATGGTACAAAAAGATTTTTGATCTAATTCATTATAGATGTCTGAGTAATCGGAACAAAAACCATCAGTATTTCCAATTATCTGCCTATCATTTACTAAATTCATCCAAGTATCAAAATCATAATTATGAAGATTATTATTATATTCGTGATTATACTGCGATAATATTTTAGTAAAAATATTTCTAACAACTATAAATGAAAACCAATCATCAAAGTTTTCAGACACTTCTTTGATCGATTTTTCATTCACTGCAATTTCTGTTGCATTACTCTTAAGAACTTTATAAATTGTTGTTCCTGCAGTTTTTGACAAGTGCAGATAAACTATATTAGGATTTTTAAATAATACTAATCCACCACCACATTTAGATTTTTTTATATCTAAAAGTTTTTTATATATCTTATAATTTTCCATATCAATATCTTGGAATTTGAATATCAAATTTTTTCATATCTCTATAGTTATAATTTACTCCAATTTTTTTCTTTAAAATAATACAATCATTACCTCTTTCTGGTCCAATTTCTTTAATGCTTTCTACTTCATCAAAATACTTATAAAGAATATCAAAATTCCACAAAAGATCATGATGCTCTTTTTTCTCTACATTATAAAAATCATGAATCATAATATACCCACTATCTTTTACATGCCTAAAAGATTTTAGATAACAATGATTCCTTGAAGACCCATCAATAAAAATAAAATCAAAGTTTTCATCGAAGTTTCCAATTTCTTCAATATAATCTTTATAGTCATCATACTTCCAGTATTTTCCACCCCGTTGAAAGTTTTCAAGGTTATTGGGAGGAATATATCTATAATCTATATTTTCAATTGATTGTTTAGATATCTCATCTTGCACAAGTTTATACCATTTTTCATCATCCTCAAGACTACAATATTTTTTTACTTTTGAAGCAAAATGACAGGTACTACCACCACTTCCAACTTCTAAAAATACAGTATCTTCGTTGAGATAACTCTCAAGAAGATTTATGCACTTTCCACTCATTAAAGGTTTCATAAGTATTTCAAAATAATTTTTTCAATTTCTTCTGCTCTATGTATCCATGTTTGAAAAGATAAAAAATTAGAGTAAGCAGTGTTTACAATCTTCATCCTTTCTTCTTCATTATTGAGATAGTATTCTGCCTTATCATAGAACTCATCAACCGTAGAAAACATAACACAGTTGATACCATCAACAAGCATATCTTCATAAACATCTTTATTCATTCTGTTACAGAGAATAAGACTTTTGTTTCCAGACATAACTTCAAAGTATCTGGTGCCTACAAGGTCAGAAGGTCCTGTAGTTATGAAACAAATTTTAGACGATGCTAGTTTTCTTGCATAGTCCTCATCCGAATATATCTTTCCTGCATAGTTATTTCTATGAGACCTAGCATTAATTTCAAGTTTATAATCTGATAGTCTTGACATCTCAGACAACACTCTTTCTCTCAAGTTTTCTGTCTGTTCAGGTCTCGTAACACCGGAGAAAAATAAGTCACTATTATATTCTTCACCATAATCTTTAAATACTCTTTGATTGGCAGACCACATGATTCTATAGAAAGGAATACTAGTCTCAGACATAAACTTGTCTACATCATGATGAACACTAAGAGCAGCAGTTGCTCTCATCTCTCTAATCCAATCAAGTTTATTTTTAAGTCCCGTATATTCTTTATTGAGTATTGGAAATAACTTAACTTTACTATCTCTAATAAGAGTTTGTGGTTTACCTTCTCCACAATCAGTATGCCCAAATCCTAGAAATACAACATCATATCCTTCAAACTCACTAGTTTTTCTTGGGACAAAGTTCTTAAATTCAATATCAAATTTTTCTCTTAAAGCATAAAAAATTTCACTATAGTAAGAACAATATCCACCCCTAAGAGATTTACCAGGATGTTCACAAAATAATACTTTCATCGTTTTTTCCACGTCAAGTTTACTTTATTATCAAAATTACCTTTGTTTCTAAAGAAAGTAAGACCATACCCATAAGGAAGAGTACAGGTTTCAAGTTCCTTGTCCTTAGCAAACTCTTCTACTGCTTCACGCATACCTTCACCAAGTGTAGCATGTCGGGTGTCATGAGTGATAAGAATACCATCATGCTTGAGATATGGATAGATGTTATTGAGATCTATCAAAACTTCCTCACCAATATGCGACCCATCATGAAGGATTACATCGTACTGATTAAACTCAACATCTTCATCAGCAAAAATCTCATTGCTATTTCCATTATAAAAACTCCAGCGATCACTGTCCTGAGAGAACTGTGTAACGTTAGGATTATCAGTATAATTAGTGACATCTACACTGGTCAATACTCCACCAGTTTTTTCAAGTGCATGAAGAATAACATGTGTTGAAAATCCACTACCAAACTCAAATACATTTTTAGATTCCATACCCACTACACAAGAATAAAGGAATCCATAATGAAGTGACATTCCAGTATCACCTCTATCAGCTTTTGCTGCAATTTGCTCAAAAATGTTCATTTAAACTCTCCTATTGTGTCCCGATGCTACTACTTGTGGCATTACAGAATTTTGCCTTATACCATTTGCTTTACCAGGAAGTATTGATGGTTTAATACCTAACTGATGACAAACAAATGGAAAACTAATTTGATCTCTTGATGAAAACATACATATTTGCTCCCACCACATCCATCCCATTTTTTGGGTTAGTTCAGTATTTCTCTGAACTCTTGCTGGTAATTCATAAAGACCATTATGCTTAGGATAATCTATATCTTTATAAAAAGAAAGTTGGTCTTCCAAAAGATTTGAATAGTCAAATCCAATTTGCTTTACAAAGTTACCTTCTATGTAGATACAATCTCTTTCTGGATGTTTAAAGACTGCAACATCACTATCTTTCAAATATGCTTCAATGACTTCTGCTGGATTTGCTTCTAATATATGAGTAGAATCTACCCAAAAGTAATAGTCATATTCAGGAAGAAATGCAAAAGGTAATACCTTATAAACCTTTGCATTTCTTCTATTTGAGTAAATTGGATCATTAGAAAAAGAAATTGGGGAATGAGTTACCCATTTATCATTTGAAGAATTAGTATCAACAAATGCATGATAATCAACTCCTTCAAAAGGAATTGGATCTAAAAGTTTATTAGCTCCAATTGAAGATGTAATTACTGCTATTTTCATTTCAAATGTTTTTTAATACAATAATCAATTTCCGATTTTAATTTATTCTCACTATTCAATGACTTATTATACTGAGAAGATATTTGTTCAGAATGAACTCTATTTGAAACTAAAATATCATTATAGTAAATAGGGTCTCCAAATTTTTTCTTTGTATGAAAATAAAATTCACAATCCATCATCATGACTAAATTTTCATCAAATACTACTTGATTAAACACCTCTCTTTTTGCAGATAAAACAGATGGAGAACTGATAGTATTTCTACCATTTATGATGTCAGTATTCCATTGAGGATATAAATCCCAATAAAAAGAATTACCATCATTATTAGTATGATTCGATGCATTTACCAACCAAAATTTATCACTTGAATCAAGTTCATCATAAATTTTTTCAAGTGCTTCATCATCATAGAAGAAATCATCCTGAAACATAATCTTTACAATCTCACCAGAGCATAAATCTATGGCAGCATTTGTATTTGCAGGACCATTTCCACGATATTGTGAATTTTTTTCATAAACAATCTTGAAATTATCTTCAAATTTCTTTACTTCATTCATTACCTCATCATTTAAACTATGATCGGAGATGCAAACTTCAAAATCTTTAAATGTTTGTATCTCAATAGTTCTTAGAAGATCATTAATGAATTCAACACCCCTACCATGACATTCCCATGTAGGAATTGCTATTGATAATTTCATTTATTAATCTGCTCCACAATCCAATTGTAAGTCTTAGAAATACCCTCCTCAAGAGTCTGAGAGTAATCCCAACCCAACTCTCTACGAATCACATCGTTGTTAGAATTACGTCCACGAACACCAAGAGGTCCATCAATATGAATCTTGGTAACTTCTTTACCAGCAACTTTAGCAGCAGTCTCTACCAATTCGTTGATAGTAACCATCTCTTCAGATCCAATATTCACAGGACCCATGAAGTCGCTGTCCATCAGTCTTCGAGTTGCTTCAATGCATTCGTCAATGAACAGGAAGGAACGAGTTTGTAGGCCATCTCCCCACACTTCGATAGCTCCACCTTGTTCTGGGAGGTAAGCGACTTTACGGCAGATTGCAGCTGGCGCTTTCTCTCTTCCACCGTCCCAGGTTCCTTCTGGACCAAAAATGTTGTGATACCTAGCAATCCTAACAGGAATACCGTGGTTACGATTGTAGGCAAAGTAGAGACGCTCAGAGAACAACTTCTCCCATCCATATTCTGAATCTGGGTTTGCTGGGTATGCTGATTCTTCACGGCAATCGGGGTTATCAGGATCAAGTTGATTGTGCTCTGGATACATGCAAGCAGATCCAGAGTAAAAGATCTTAGTTTTATTTACACCCTTATTCTCATTCCACTTACGTTGTTCTTCAAGAACGTTTAGATTAATAGACACAGAGTTATGCATGATGTCTGCATCGTTTTCTCCCGTGAAAACGAAACCTGCACCACCCATATCAGCAGCAAACTGATAGATTTCATCAAAGGGAGTATGATACTTATCAGGAACACTGGCATAAAAGTTTCCTAGGTATCCTTTGAATCGGATAACACGACGTACAAAATCTACGTCACGAAGATCACCCTGAATAAATTCATTTGCTTCAGTATCTGAAAACTCAGGACGTTTGAGATCTACAGCACGTACCCAATAACCTTCAGAACGAAGACGTTTAACCATGTGACTTCCAATAAATCCACCAGCACCTAAGACAAGTGCTGTTTTCTTATATTCAGACATAATAATAGTAAATCTCCTTTATGTATCAAAGTTTAATCCAACGTTCATTTGTAAGAGTCCACTCCACAACTTCACGAATACGATCACGAATGTTCTGTGGCTCCCATCCCATCTTCCGCATCTTCTCACCAGAAAGTGCATAGCGAAGGTCATGACCAGGGCGAGTAGAGTGGAAATCAACCATCTCATACTTCAGTTCTTTACCCTGAATATCAGCAATAATCTGTGCCAGTTGCAGATTGTTCAGTTCTTCAGCACCAACAATGTTGAACTTGGGACACTTTGCTTCACCATAGTTTGAAGTTTCAACCACAGTTTCCTGTGCCAGAAGGAACAACAGAGCATCAGAGACATCCTCAGCATGGATGTAATGACGAGAACCAGGAATTGTTTTGGTTTCATCACTATGAATGGTAATTGCTTCACCATCACGAACACGCTTGATACACATTGGAATGAACTTCTCTGGATGCTGACGCTGACCAAAGACATTCATCGTGTGAGTAATATAAACGGGAAGTCCATAAGTGTTCTCGAATGCGACTGCCAGTTCTTCTCCACCTGCCTTAGATGCACTGTAGGGATTAGTCGAGTTATAACGATCATACTCTCCATAGTTAATGCCATTAGGAGCAGGACCGAATACTTCATCCGTGCTGAAGTAAACAAACCGTTCAAGGTGATCCAGACTACGGGCAAAATCAAGAATGTTGCAGGTTGCCACAACATTATCCATGACAAATTCCATGGGATACTCGATACTGCGGTCAACATGAGAACCAGCAGCAAGGTGAAGAATATAATCTACCTTACCAATGTCTGCCGCGATGAGTGGATTAACTGCTGCCTTCAGATCGTGAAACACGACTCTTACACGAGCACGATCTTCGGGTGAAAATTCTTGCAGGGCATCTTGAAGACGATTCAAGTTACCACTGAAATCAAGACGATCAAGAGTTACAACTTCCCAGTCAGTATTCTTTAGAATTTGAGAAATCAAATGGTGTGCGATAAAACCCGCACCACCAGTAATCAATACTCTTTTCATACTTTATTATTATGAGACTCTATATTTAGATTATACCAAAAAGGGAGAGTTTATGCAACTCTCCCATAAGGTCTTTACATGCACGCCACTTGCTCTTTAACCTGAAGCAAGAAACAGGGCGGGAGTTTCCTCCATCCGCACCAA